AATCAGTTTACAGCTGACATGTTTGAAGCACAAATTGAATACGAAACAGCACAAGCCAGTTCAGCTGCGTTAGGTGGATTGCTAACCAAAGCGTTTGATGTAGCGAAGAGTGTGTTTACCAGTGGTGGTGGCAGTGGCGGTGGAGCTACAACATATTATTCAAATTATACTCCTTCAGGAGAGTATATAGGATATGGTGATTATCCAGACACAGAAACAGGGACAGGTTAGATAGGAGTTAAACAATGAGTTTTTGGAGCACAGTAGGAAGCACAGTAGCTAATTTTGTGTTAGATCAATTTATAGACGATCCACAACCTACAGGTGGCGGTGCGTCTTCTGCAGCTATGCAAAGACAATCTGCACAACAAACAGCTTATCAGCAAGCTAATCTAGCTCAACGTAGAGCAGATACTGGTATTCGTGAAGGAAGATCAGTAAGTCCATTTAGAGCGCAGAATGAGATGGCTAACTTTGTTAAATCTAATATTCAACCAGATGAAGTTCGTAATCAGGTCGTAGCACAACTTATTCGTCAAGGTGCTGATCCTATGACGGTTAAAAACATTCTAGCGCAGTGGGACACACAAGACAGAGCTTTAGCTTCGCCTCGTAAGGGATTGCCGCAAGAAGGTTTTGCTCAAACACGTTATACATAGAAAGAGATAGAACATGCCACAGAAAACAGAATTACTTGAAGTAGATTTATTTAATATGAAACCGATACCCGGCTCTAGTCTTACTGAAGAACCGGGAAAAAGACCATATGAGCGTCCTCCACAAATTACAGAACCAGACAAAGCTTTACAGTATTGTCTGAATGGCATGTTGGGTAATACTGCAGTACGCGAAGAATTGTTTGATGTGTTGGACATGGGCATCAGCGTTGAAACAGTAGCTTCAGCATTTACACTTCAAGCATTTTCTGAAGGTGTGTTTGATCCTAATGTAGCAGAGTTAGTTAAGACACCTCTTATTCAATTTATAACACAAGAAGCAGGTAGGGCTGGTATTGAGGATTTAAATGTTATTAATGAAGATATGCCTAAACAGACAGATACAAACACAAAAGTCAAAATAATGAAATCTCTTAATCCTCAAAAATTTAAAAGGTTACGTGAAGAAGAATCAATGGAAATGGATTCCATGATGATGAATGAAAATGAAATGAGTGCAGAGGACACACCTGTATCAGAAGGGTTTATTAATCGCAATAGCATGGAGATGATGTAAGATGGCTAATATCAATTTAGGCAATATTCGTAGATTAGGTTTTATAAAAGGTTTAGCCGACTCTGAACTTGCGAGACAAGCTGCACAAGCTAAGATTGCTGAAGAGGATAGAGCGTATCAACGTCTACTTAAAAGAGATGAAGAAACTCGTGCGTTTCAATCTGCAGAGGCAGAAAAAACAAGAGCCGCTTCTGCTGAACAAGCTAGACTTACTAGAGAACAAGCAGAAAGAGCGGCTAGTAGAGCGTACTCGTTAAGTCTTCTTGATTATGGAGAAAAAAAAGCAGCTAGATTAGATGCTGCTAGAACTAAAAAAGAAACGACAGCTAGAACTGATCTTTCAGCAAATTTAAATGCTTTAGGCGATAAATATTTATTTGAAGGTAAAAAGTTTAAAGAAATAGAAGCACAACTTATAGCTAGATATGGACCAATATTAGGCAAAACTTTCGTTACCGATCAAATTCAATTACGCCGTTTAGGAAATAAAGCTAAATTAAATGAAGGAGAACGTGAAAAATTAAGAACAAATGATCTTACCACAATAAAAGATTTAGGTAAAGGAGCATTTTCGACAGAAAAAGGCGTAGAAGCTGTGTATACTCCAAAGATGCACGAGAGAGCGCAGAGTTATGGTAACTTCACAGATGTGTCTTATGAAGATCAATTAAACAAATTTAAAATGATTGCTAAAAGAGTAGCTGCTAGTAAACAGACTGTAGATAACGATACAGTTGCATACGAATTACCTGATGGTGAAGTTGTTAAATTTGTAACGACACAGGGTTATCAGCCTTTTTACAAAAATAAAAAAGCTAATCAACTAATTGCTCAATATAAAAGTAGATTAAATCAGTATGAAAATCTGTTTAGAAAAATGAGTAAAGCAGGAATGACCGACTCAGAAATAAAAAAACATGAAGCTTTTCAATCTTTTAAAAACGAGAGAGATTTATTACAAAGTACTACAGAAAATGGTCAAAATATTTACACTCTTAAAAATTATAAAACGGTTCATAGGCTTGTTGAAGGAGAAACAGACGTACCTCCTGCATCTCCAGCTGGACCTGTAAAACCGATACGTGATCCTAGTAAACCAGAAGTTCCTGAACAGAAATACGATTCATTTCAAGATCAAAGATATCCTAGAAATAGTGAACAGCTTTCAGATGCCTCTTCTTTTCTAGTTGCAAGTAAAACACAAGACGGTGTTGATTTATCATTGGGTGGTTTTGATCCACAAACAGACTCAAAGTTAATTAATATGGCACAGGCTAGAAAATTAATGGAAGCTTGGAGTAACACTAGATACAGAAAAAATGATGAATTAGACGCTCTTGTTACATTTATGAGAAATAGTGGTATATCTAAAAACGGACAAGAAGTGGCAGATATTACTGATGCTGTTATGTATTTAGAGCCAGATAAATTAATGAGAAGAGAAAGGGGTGGTTCTTTACAGACTCCCATTGCTAACGATCAAGTGTATGATACTTTAACAGAGGGTGCAATTTCAGATTTTAAAAAGAAAGCACAAGATCAATTAAATTCTTCTAACGAAGCACTTAACATGATAACAACATTAGAAGGAACAGTTCAGTTAATAGAAACAAACCCACTAGGTTTTGGTGCTGAACTTGAAATGATAACTAGTGATATACGTTCTTATGGAAAAGGCATAGCAGAGTTTGCAGGAACAGCATTAGGAAATTTAGGAGAAAAATTTAAAAGTTCTTTTATTAAAGTATTTGGTGAAGATAATGATTTAGAAACTATAAAACGAAGAAATACAAACGCGGCTATCCGTGCAGAAAATAACAAAGGTAATTTCATGGAAGTAAGAAATGAAACTACTGCATATTACGAAGATATTGCTAATAAAATGAACGCACAAACAGATGAACTGTTACGAAAAGGAATTATCACAAAAAAACAAGCAGGTTTGAGAAAACTTGTTGTGTTACAAAAAATGGCTTTGACTTACCGTTTATCAGGATTATTTCAAGGAGATTCTTCAGGTAGAACTATTTCTAACCAAGACTACGATGTAGCTGCTAGTGCATTGTGGGGAGAAGGATATTCTTTCGGTCCTAAAATGGAATATTTAAAACAATTCTTTGAAGCAAGAAACCGTAGATTTTCAACCATAGCTGACAGTGTTGACTCTAGAACTATCAAAATAGCATCAAGAGTACAAGACTCTGTTGCAAGATTGAACACTTCTCACTTTATTCAAAATGTCTTAGGTAAAGGCATAACGCCTATGTTCCAATCAGGAGCTACAACCACCTCTGCTATTAACAGATCAGATGTTCGTATAAAAATACGAGATGAAGTAAATACGTTTTTGAGTGAGGCTATGGAAGAAAATGAAGATGAATCTGTAAAAAATATTAAGAGTTTAGCTGAATTAGGAGATACCTTTGGTATTTTATTAACAGGAGTTTCTCGTACAGAAAATGTACCTGATGGCGCAGGTTTAATTAAAAAGACGACACTTCCTAAAACTAAAGAAGTAGTAGATACTTTAAAAGGAACTGTTACTGAAATATTTAAAAGCACCTATCCTAACGAAGATGTTTTTAAAAATAAATACCCTGATAAAGATTATAATGAAACTCTTGAGGGTATGATAAATAGTGTTATTGTACGCGCTTATAATAAATTTGCTAGCACTAGAGGAAATTAATAATGGCAATAACTGATTTAGATCAACAGATGGCTTCTTTATCCACTGAACCTGCGAATGTTGTTCCCTTAGAAGAACAACCTGTCTCTACGGAGAATACACAAGTCGCTGATTTACGAGTAAACATAGGCGAAGGACCATCTGCAATTCCTCATTCTCATGAGAATACATTAAGAGCATTGAAAAAATTTGCTGCACCTTCTCAGGGAGAAGGAGACGACACAACACAAGAAATAGATTTGTTAGACGATGCTATTCAATACGGTAAAAGGTATCTATCTAACACAGGAACCTATTACGAAAGACTCGGAAAATCATTTGTTATGGGAGCAAGTAAAGACTTTATATTTGCTATTCCTGAAGTAGCGGGTCTGGCTGCAGAATACGGTTTGATTAGAGCGCCATCCGCAGTTTCAAGAACTATAGAAGAAGGCATAAGAGGCATTTCTAAATTAGCTGTTCCTGATGCGTATGAAAAATATGTAGGAGAAGCTATTTTTAATGATCCTGATTTTTTTGAGTACAAACCTATACTCGACCAACAAGATGAAATTGATAATTTTTTAAAGCATCAAATACCTGCACTTCTTCAAGCTGGTTTAGATTTTGCCGGTATTGACAAAGATGTTAAAGAATTTCCCGGTGCTTATAAAAAATTTGTAGATCATATACACGCTGCTTATGAAATTCCCGAAGATCAAAGAAGTATTGAAACTGATTTTACAAGATTATTTTTTAGTATTATTACACCTTACATGGGAGCAAGAAGAGTGTTGGGAAAAGACAGTCCTGAAATGATACAGTCTTCTTGGCTCAAAGCTAAAAAACAAATGGCAAAAATGAAAGATGAACTATCTGATCTTGTAATCAAAAGAGAAAAAGCTACAGGTAAAACAATAATATTTAAAAAAGGTAAAATAGATAAAAAAGGACAGCCAATACCGAAAGCTTTAGACCCTGATGCTCTTAAAGAAATAAAAAAGAGCGGAGGTAAATTTTTATCTTTTAAAAATAAAGGTGTACCGATAGCAGATAGACGCAGAGAAGTTGCACTACGAAAAGGTATTGTTGAACAAGGGCAAAAGTTAGCTGGATTTTCTATAAAATCAAGACATTTAGGTAGAGCTATGGCGGCTATACCATTATTAAAACGTATTACAAAAGGAGTTAAAACAGAATTAACAGATGAAGCATTAGTAGCAACCATAGCTGCAGGAACAATGGTAACTACTGAGAATCTTTTAAAAGGAACTGAACTAGAAGAATACGCCAAATTGTCTTTTATACCTGCTTTAGTAGTCGCTCCTTTTGCACCATCTATTATAAAAGGAAGTGCAGAAAGTATTAGTCAATTAGTACATCTTGGAAGGGCGCATATTGAAGGAGCATTGCACGGAAATACAACTGCAGCAAGATACCATATTCTTCGATCTAAAAAATATTCCGCTGAACAAATACGTAAGATGGATGAAAATACTCAAATTCAATTAGCTTTGCTTGATAAGAGAGATATGAAAAATGCACAAGCATTTGGAGAGTATCTTCAAACACTAAGAAAAAGTGGTAGAGAAGAAGATAAAGCAATGTACGAAGATATCGTATCTGCTATAAGTTTTTCTATGGAAAGTGCTAGGCGTTTGTCAAAAAATTTACGTGAAGATGTAGAAAAAGGTGTCCTTGACGGAAAAGATGTTCAAGGGTTAGCCGATCAGTTTCCAATACTTATAGATCAGGTAGCCATTTTGTCTGGTTTGTCTTATGCGAGACAACAGTTAGTAAAAGGTATGGAGAGTGGAGGTTTTGCTAGGAAAAAACGTGTTCTCATGATTAACGATTTAGACAGGATGCAAAATATAATTGAAGAACAAACAGCAGGTATTGTTTTATCTATGAAAGGAATACAAAATAAAATTAAAAAACAGTTAGGTATTGATGAAACTGAGGAAAGCGTAGTAGGTATTCTCTATGAAAATCTTGAAAATGAATTAAGGAGAGTGCAAGAAGGTGGAAAGTTAATTAAAGACAGAGTTGAAAAATTAAGTAAGTTACAATTAAAAGATGTTGATGCAGCTAACAACGCCGAAGTTCGTAGAGCTACTGATAATCTTTTTGGTGAAGATGAAACAAATGCAATAACGCATTTAAATAGAGGTATTAAATCTCCTGAACGTGCTGAAGAATTAGCATCAATTGCCAAAATAAATATGGGTAACGATATGAAAGCAGAATTAAATGCTAGTGTAGGTAGAATTAATGCTATAGTTAAATCTAAATACGAAGACGCATTTAAAGAAGACATACTTTTACCTACAGATACTTTATTAGCCAATCATGCAGATTTTTTAGAAGGAAACATTGATAGTGTTTCTATATTTAAACCAGTTTTAAGAAAAATGCAAAATCAAGAAAACAGACTGGTTTTTATAGCTAGACACAGAGGATTAGAAAATCTTAAAAGAAACATGTCTGATAGTGAATATTATGATGCGTTGTTAGCAATGCACGCAAAATTTGATTCTAAATTAGGAGAAACAAATGAAACTACTTTAGATTTTATTACGCAAAATAGACAAGATTTTGACGCTGATCCAAAAGAAACTATTAGACAACTTGAAATATCTTTACTTAAAAGACCTTTCTTTATGGTAGATGAGCAAGGTGTAAAAAGAGTAATTAAAAATGTAAATGAAGACGGAATTGAAGATATGATTATTCCGACAGCTTTAAATGCTTCAGAAATCCATTTAATGAGAAGAGAAATAATGACTTCTTATTATGGAAAAAGGGCTAGAAACGAGATAGACTATGCTAAAGCTAATTTTGCTATTCAATTTGATGACGCTATAGAGGATATGTTTGATTCTTTAGCTAAACAAGAAAAAGATGTAAAGAATGTTTTCGGCGTACCTATAAAAATAGCTTTAGAGCAAAGACAGAAAATTAAAGACGCTAATACTTTTTATAAAAATACTATGGGTAAAACGTATAAACAGCGTTTAGGACAAACTTTAAGAAATCATAGTAGAGAAACAGGAGGCGCTGCACAAATAGATTTTATTGATCCTGATGAATTGTTCGATCCTTTCATAAAAAATGATGGTAGTGGACACAATCAAAAAGCTGAACAATTTGCGATAATGTTTTCTGAATTAGACCCTAAAACAGGTAAACCTATTCCTAATACAATACGTCCTGAAGCCATAGCTTTGTTGAAACAAGCTTTGAGGAGATATATGGTTAAAGGAGAAGGAAACGAACTTGGACTAAAATCACTGTCTAATAGTTTTGTATCTAATTTTTTAACAGACAGTCCAAGATATACAACAAGGAAATCTATTTTTACAGGTTCACCAGAAACGAGTATTAATATTTTAAGAGATGCAAATAAAGAAGATAAAGAGTTATTTTTCTCTGCTAGAAATAATGAAAAAACTTATGATTTTGGTAAACTTCCATTTAAAGAACACTCAGATGAGCTTGATACGTTATTTAAAGAATTGAGTGAGGATAAACGAATAGCTTTGGAACGAAGTCTTTTAGGCAGCGTTCAGAAGACTGTAGGTAATCCAAGTAGATTAGCAGATATATTTATAAAGAAAAAAATATTTGAAGCTGAAACTGCTTATCATTATGGTAGAGAATCTCTAGATGTTTATAAAAAAAGATATGAAGAATCAGGTAAACCTGAAGATTTAGAGACATTTCTCAGATTGCAAGAACAAGAAAGAGTCGTGCAATCTAAACGAACAGCAGAAACATTAGACGCTGCAGGTGTTCCAGAAGAATTAGCTGATGACGTACTTGAACTTGTAGGTCCACGTATCTTAGAAACAAGTAAAGCTAAAGGCAAAAGTCCTATTGAGATAACTTTAGAAATTTTTGAAGATAATCCAGAACAACAAGAAAGAGTGCGTTTAGCTTTGAAAGGAATGTTTACAGAGTACATAGCCGAAAATGCTTTTAATTTTACAGACACAAAAACGCTTAGAACGGTTGTTGCTGATGCTCCATTAAAATTTAGAGTACAAAAACAAAACGAAATAAGAGGAGCTATATCTTTATCTCAAACTGTCAAAATTGAAGATTTTGCAGAAGTTCTAAACAAAAATCAAAAATCTCTTGAGATATTGTGGGCAGATGATCCAGAACAACTAGAAAGAATAAAAAGAATATATCAAATAGGTGTAATTACAAAAGGTAAACCTGCAGTTATGTCCGGTATAGGTGAAATAGTTTCAGAAACTAAACCGGGTGCAGTTATATCTAGATTATATGGTATATCTAGAGGTGTTATATCTCCAAGATACGTAGCAACTGAGATGGCAGTTAAAAGAGCGCAACTGATGAACAGCACACACTTGTTACAAACCATAATGAAACCTTCTACAACGAAAGTTGTTGATGAAATTTTAAAAGATGTAAAATCAGGAAATATAACAGATGACAGTGTTGCAAAAACAAGAGACTTAGCCATAACACTCTTTTATTTAAATATGGGAGATGATGATCCTAGAACAATAAGAGATGAAGGCTGGATACGTGATAAATTAGATACTCTTGCTAGGCGATTGAGAGGGTCTGACATTGAAGGTATGGAAGGAGAAGAAGTTCCTTTTGTTCCCTCTATTCCTAACAACACCCCTTCAAACACTCTTCCTAATGTCATACCTTTAGATTAAGGAAATATAATGATACCATTTATAGGACCAATAGTAAACGCAGTAAGCAGCATCGGTGGCTCTTGGATGGAGAGCAAGCTAGAAGAAACCAAGGCCAAGTCGCAGGTCAAGGTTGCCAAGGCTGTAGCCGAAGCAGAAGTACACAAAAAAGTTGCTACTGGTGAGATTGAATGGGAACAAGCTATGGCGAAGGCTAGCGGAGATAGTTGGAAAGATGAGTATCTTGTTGTAGTGCTTACTGTTCCAGCTATACTTGTGTTCGTTCCCGGTATGGAAGATATTATTCAGCGAGGGTTTAATGTACTTAGTACATTACCTGAATGGTATCAGAACGCTTTGATGATTGCTATTAGTGCTTCGTTTGGTATCAAAGGATTTAATAAATTTCTAGGGAGGAAGTAATCTATTAACATTGTTAAAATATTCTGCACTTAGAGTATTAACACGTTTTAGAAATGCACCTATAATATGTGTATTTTCATAGTCTGCTAGTTTCTTTTCCATAATTTCAACAAAGTCATCAGGGGGAACATGGTTGTATTCAACTTCTATGTTCCCCTTTGTATTTAGATATACTTTTAGTTCTGATAGTACTGTTTCTGCTTCCCTCATATTATACTGTCTTCACTTTACTTTCTGTCTCTATCCATACATGTGCGCCACAGGATAGAGGTTTGTTAGGGCTGTATACGACTTTGCTAGGACCATCTATGGTAGCTTCATGTGCGTAAGTGTTAGACTTATATGTTTTACATGTTAACACTGGATCATTGGAGCCGTTCTTTCTATTCTTCTTTATCACATGCTGATTTACGTGAATTACTGTTTTCATATTTCACATACTCCAGCAGTACATGCCATCTCTTGAGATGATGTTGTGTTATCATCAAACTCAAGATACGATGCGTAGTCAATGTCTGGTAGTTCAGCTATTAACTTATCGTACTCTGCAGCAGTAATTTCCTCGTACGGTGCTTGCACGTAACTGTGTGATTCATCTTCACGGGGAAGAAAAGCAATGCCGCATACTTCGTTCCAGTTCTCGTATACCCATGCACCTACCTCTACCCACTCGTCTTCACCAACGTAGATGGTAACAGACGGATTGTGATCAGTCCAGTGCTTACGATACGTCAACCAAAGATCAAGATGTTTTACTGCGCTAATGTAGTTACGTGTTACTGCTTCAGGTGAAGATTCTATAGGAAAAGAGAAGACGCAGTTTTTATTATTATATACATCTATCTCATGTGGCATACCCTTCTCTATCATCCATGATGCTAGCGGGTCTGTAAGGTCTGCACGTACTCTACGAATGTAGTGGTAAGCGTATCGTGGATGAATACCACTGCCACTGTTGACTAATTGTGACACCGTGCCTGATGGCTTGATGGTGGTGATGGCAGCTGACGGTTCAATGCCAAGCTCTTTTGCAATTTTTGCATTTGTGACCCTTGCCGTGTGCCTTATATTTTGCAAAAATTTAACATCAGGGCTGTACGTTAAATGGTTGTCAAATATGCCTGTAAGAGATACACCAAGCAACCTTTCTTCTTCGCTGTTATCTGTCCATTTCTTAGAGAGATACTTAAAGTCAGTCAGTGCAGATTGATACGTACCAATGATTGTAGCAAGACGCACCTTCTCTTCAATAGTTTTGTGTGTATCTTTTGGACGTACAACTACCTCACTAAGATTACAGAACTGTTTAGGACGTAGAGATATTTCACCACAAGGATTAGTACCAAATACGTGTGAAGTATCACGATCAATTTCCTTTGCTTTGTTGATTGCAGCTACACGATTAAACAGACCACGCTCACCGCTCTTAGACTCATATATAGCAGTCCACTCTCGCAGAAACGTACCCATGTCAGGTTTGGAAGAAAATGCAATAGAGTTATTTGCATAGCTTCTGTTTACATTATCATTGAACCAGCTACCCATCTTGGCATGACGCATACGATCATCACTCAGATTAGACAGACTGATCATGGCGCTTCGACGTACACCGCCAACAACCACTGCCGCTGCTACAGCGCACATCATATCATGGCACTCCAAGCTAGTCAGCTTACGTCCTTGTGCTTTGTAGAATGTAGATGTTACAAATCTAAATAAATTGTCGAGAGGTTCAGGACCACTGGCGCGTCCACCAAACGTCTTCAGTCTGCTGCCAGAAGGACGAATACGTGACAAGTCCCATGTAGGATGTTCACCAGCGTACAATCTCATTACGAGTTGTCGTAAACCTCTTGCCCATCCCTCTTTACTGTCAGCTACCGTGACAACTTCATCAGTGCGTATTATGTTCTCAGGTACTTCTGGCATACGATCTACAAAGTCACGTTCAACACTGTAACCTACGCCAGTGCCACACATGAGTATCATCAGTGTCTCGTCAAACGCCTTTGGATCGTCAACAGCGATATAGCTACAGTTGTACGCTGCAATGTGATTACGTTCTAGCGCGTCACCCGCTGCCATCATCGTCCTCATGGACGGCATCACCTCTTTGTCCAGTATCGCCTGTTTTACATCTTTGTGTTTTGCAAGAGATGGAAACTTATATGTCATATAGCTCCACCAACGATTTACTGTATCGCTGTAAGTTTCTCTTCTGTTTTCTTCTTCGATATACCGTGCGTATCGGCTAATGTGTATAAAGTCTTCGTAATTACTTGCCATTAACAACCTCTATTTTGTTATCCTTATTGCAGTTAAAATTAAACATCGGTTGTTCTTCTCGTCCCTTTACTTCACCAACCAACTTATCAAGATACCATGCTGCTTTCTGCAAGTCCTGTACCTTGTGACCTTTGTAGTTACAACGCCACATATATTTTAGGACATTACCACGTAGGTATCCTTCAAACTCCTCTACAGTCATAGAAGCCTGAATGGCATCAATACACTCAATGCCGTACTCATTTAATTTATAGTGTTCTGGATTGTTTACATCATCTCGCATCGTCATCATCTCCACTAATGTCTCTTTCTAATCTGTTTAAAAGCGATGGAAGTTTATCTTTCATGTTCTTGTAGTCTTCTAACTTAACTACTTTACCCTCAGACGTTTTTTGTGTTTCCTTCTCAAAGTCACTCATCAATTTACTCAGACCCTTACTAAATACCATTTCCAAGTCCTCGTCAAGCACACGCAACAAACCTAGTGCCATCACTTTGCAAATAGGAAACTTACCGTCGTCTACTTCTTTAAAGTCAAACACGCTGACATTGAAATCTTCGTCAGTGTTTGGTTGTCTTTCTATGAGAATGAATACACCGTTAGGTTCTTTAAAAATATGTTCTTGGCTATCATCATCATTAAATAATAATTTAATTTTTTTAATAGCGTCTAGAACTTCATTCTCATCTATATCATCTTCAGTCATTAATCCATCCTTCGGGTAGTGTCATTACATCATACGTGAAACCATGTTTATCACACCATTGCGCGTATGTTGTCTTAGATTTTTTACTTAAACGTTTTTTACTATTCATGAATATAAATCTAATGTCAAGGTCAGGATGTTGTTTCTGTATCAACAAGTGTTTGGCTCTATCCTCTGATGAGAACAGACCTTTTGTTTCCACATAGAAATTATGATCTTCGATGAAAAAGTCTGGTGTGTACGTTCTGACAGGTGGTATGTATTTTATTTTATTTGTTTCGTACGATGCTTTTATATTTCTATCATATAAGTCTCTAGCAAAGTCAGCTTCAAATCCTGATCTAAATCTTCTTGCCATCACAACTCCTCTAGTTCAGTTATACGTCCTGTACCTAGATCATAATACAGTTTGGTAGCTTGGCCTGTAAGACCACTGAACCTGTTCTTTATTACTCTAGCGTA